ATTCAGATAGAATTTGTGCTGCTGTAGATCCTTTTAATCAATTAGCAATTTGGCTTTACCCCTCATCTTCTGACACAGCAAATATTACTGGAATTTGTGATAAAGTTTTAATTTATAATTATGCTACTGAGAAATGGTCGTCTGCTAATGCTAATGCTAGTACAATATTTTCTCAATTCGTTGGAGCTTATACAGTTGAGTTGATGGATATTATTTCTGAAAATTTAGATAATATTAATATTTCTTTAGACACAGATTTTTGGAATGGTGGACAATTAGCTTTAGGTGGTATAGATAGTGATTATAAAGCTGCTATTTTTTCAGGAACAGAAAATGTTGGAGAAATAGAAACTACAGAATTAGAGTTGTTTCCTGGACTAAGATCGTCTATAACAAGTGTAAGACCAATTGTAGATGCTGCAGCGACAGTAACTATTAAGACAAGAGATAGACTTACAGATGCAGTTACTGAATCAACTACTTCAAGTATGAACTCTACAGGTGTTAATCCAGTACGACAATCTGGAAGATACGTTAAAGTAAATATTAAAATACCAAGTGGTGGAGCTTGGAAGGATGCTCAAGGAATAGATTTAATTGCATCAAAATCAGGTTTGAGATGACAGATAAAAGTGATATAGATAACGTAAGATATAGTTTTGAAACACAAGAATTTTTTCAAAGACAAATTGAAGAAGCAATTAACGCATTAATAAACGAAAAAAATCAAGAAAATAATAAAGCTTATGCTTGGTTTTTAGGAGATTAAATTATGGCAGGAATAAAAGATTACTCAACAACCCAAGCTAACAACATAGATTTAAATGGTATAAGTACAGCGGAGGGAATGTTACCTTCTAATCTGAATAATGCAATAAGAGCATTGATGAAGAATACTAGAGAATGGTATAATGATAGTCAATGGGTTGAGTACGGAGATGGTGATGCAGCTTTTACAGCAGCTTATGCAAGTGGAACTTCATTTACAATCGCTGGTGTTAATGTTACAGCAATTTATCATGCTGGAAGAAGAATTAAATTAACAGCTTCTACTCCAGGAACAATTTATGGAACTATTTCTAGTTCAACTTTTTCTACAAACACTACTATAAATGTAACTTGGGATAGTGGTTCATTATCAAGTGAAGCTATTACAAATGTTTATATTGGTGCTTTATCAAAAACAAATAATTCTATTCCAACAGGAATTATATCAACTGCTATTCTTGCAGACGGATCAGTTACAACTGTTAAACTTGCAGATGATGCGGTTACAGTTGATAAGATGGCAGTTAATTCTGTTGACTCTGACCAGTATGTAGATGGTTCAATAGATGCAATTCATATTGCAGACTCACAAATTACAGTTGCTAAAATGGCAGTTAACTCTGTTAACTCAGATCAATATGTTGATGGTTCAATTGATACAATTCATATTGGAGATGACCAAGTTACAACAGCTAAGATTCCTGATTCAGCAATTACTTCTGCTAAGATTTTAGATGGTGCAATTGTTAATGCAGATATAATGCTTCTGCTGCAATTTCTTTATCTAAATTAGAAAATCTTACAACTGCTAGAGCTTTAGTATCTGATGGTAGTGGAGATGTATCTGTTAGTGCCGTTACTTCAACTGAAGTAGGTTATCTTGATGGAGTATCATCTGCTATACAAACTCAAATTGATGCTAAACAAGATAGTGATTCAGACTTAACTGCAATTGCAGCTTTAGCAAACACAGATGGAAATTTAATTGTTGGTAATGGATCAACTTGGGTAGCCGAAAGTGGAGCTACTGCTAGAACTTCTTTAGGATTAGGAACTATTGCAACACAAGCAGCAAACAATGTTTCAGTAACTGGTGGATCAATTACAGGATTAGGTGAACCATCTGCTAACTCAGACGCATCTACAAAATCTTATGTTGACCAAGCTGTTGCAGGATTAAGAACTAGAATTATTGCAGAGGCAGCTACGACAGCTAATATAGATTTAACTGCTGATCTTCAAAATGGTGATACTTTAGATGGTGTAACATTAGTTACTGGAGATAGAGTTTTAGTTAAAGACCAATCAGATGCAACTGCAAATGGTTTATATATTGTTGTAGCTAGTGGTACTGCTAGTAGAGATCCACAATTTGACACAATAGCTGAACTATCAGGTCAGATGATTGTTGTTAATCAAGGAAGCACTAATGATAATAAAATATTTTATGTACAACGGATAATGATGGATCAATAGGCTCAACTTCAATTACTTATACTGTTATTACACCTAGTAATTCAGGAACTGTTACATCAATAGGAATAGCAGATTCTGGTGCATCTGAATTTACAGTTAGTAATACACCTATTACATCATCAGGAAATATTACACTTGCAATCAATAGTATTGCAGACACAAAATTAGGAACAATCGCAACTGCAAACAAAGTTTCTTTAACAGCATTAAATGTTGATGGTGGCTCAGATATTGGAGCAGACTTAACAACATCAGATTTAATGATTGTTGATGATGGAGCTGGTGGAACTAATAGAAAAGCTGCTTTATCAAGAGTGGTAACTTTAATCAATAACAACGCAAGTTTTGCATCTGTTGACACAGCAACAGCTTTAGCAATTGCTTTAGGATAATAGGAGAAACATAAATGGCAAATATATTTAAAATAAAAACCAATGGTGCAATGCCAACAAGTGCTGGAACACCATTAACTTTATATACAGGAAAAGCAAGTACAACAGCAGTAGTATTAGGATTAATACTTTGTAATATTCACACATCAGCAGTAACAGCAACAGTTCAAATTGAGTCTGATACAGTAGATACAGAAACAAATGAAACTGTAAAAGTAGTTAATGATGTAAGTATTCCAGCTGGAAGTTCTTTAGAAGTTTTATCTGGTTCAAAAGTAATTATTCAAGCAACAGATGTTTTAAAAATAGACTGTTCAGTGGCAGCTAAAATTGACGCTTCATTATCAGTAATGGAAATAACATAGGATTAATATGGCATATATAGGTTCTTCACCAGCAAACAAACCATTAACAAGTTCTGATATAACAGATGGAATTATTAGTACAGCAAAAATAGCAGATAGTTCTGTTACAGCAGAAAAAATAATTGCTGATACAAACTTTAGAAACATCATCATCAATGGTGATATGAGTATTTCTCAAAGAGCAACTTCTACTGCATCTATTACTGGTAATGGTTATCACACAGTGGATAGAATGTTTCTTGGCTTAACATCTGCTGGAACTTGGACACAATCACAAGATACAGATGTTCCATCAGCTCAAGGTTTTGCTACATCTTTAAAAATGGATAATACAACAGCAGATGGAAGTTTAGCTGCTGGAGATAATTGCATACTTCAACAAAAAGTTGAAGGTCAAAACTTACAGTATTTAAAAAAAGGTACAGCTTCTGCTGAAAGTACAACCGTTTCTTTTTGGGTAAAAAGCAACAAAAAACTGGAACAAATATTTGTGAGTTATATGATGCAGATAACACAAGACAAATTTCTACTGCTTATACAATTTCAGTAGCCAATACTTGGGAAAAGAAAACTATAACTTTTGCTGGAGATACATCTGGTGCTTTTGGAAATGATAATGGCGTTTCTTTAACTTTATTATTTTGGTTAGCGGCTGGAAGTAATTATACATCAGGAACTTTATCAACTACTTGGACTTCAGTTACAACTGCAAACAGAGCAGTAGGACAAGTTAATCATGCAGACAATGTAGCTAATAACTTTTTGGATTACAGGAGTGCAATTTGAAGCTGGAACTAGTAGCATCTGATTTTGAGTTCTTACTGTTGATGTGAATTTAGAAAGGTGTCAGAGGTATTATTTACAATGGGTTAATGATGACCAACAAACAATCGCTTCTGGTGCATATTATTCTAGTTCTGACGTTAGAATGATTGTTTCATTTCCAACTGCAATGAGAAATGGACCATCTTTAATTTCTTCTGATGTAAGCGATTGTTTTAGAGTTCAAAGAGATAGTGCAGATGATACTTTTAATGTACTTAAAGATGGTGGACCAAAAAATATTTATTCAATGCTTGTGTTTGGTAATACAATCTTTCAGGAACTGCTGGACAAGGTGGTTGGATAGGAACTAACAATTCAAGTGCATCTTTAGCATTTAATTCGGAGTTATAAAATGATGTATAAACTTTATATTAATACTTTAGGTCAAACTCAAATAATGAAAATTAAAGATGGGTATGTAACTACTTTTTCAAAAGATTTAGCTAATTCAGATTATCAAGAATATTTAGATTGGTTAGAAAAAGGAAATACTCCTCTTCCAGTAGAGGAAAATGAATAATGATTAATATACCACTAAACGAAGCAAACACAGATTACCAAGCAATCCAAGAATGGATAGCTGATGGTGGAACAATAATAGATAATGGAGGTGGCGAATAATGGCTTATATAGGCAGAGATATTTTTATAAACAATAAGTATAAAACTTGGCATGATAATATTATAGCTAAAGCTAAAAACAGAACATTAGAAGGATATAAAGAAGTTCATCATATTATACCTAAAAGCTGTGGTGGAACTAATGATAAATCTAACTTAGTACCTTTGGCTGCTAGAGAACATTATATAATCCATATGTTATTACCATATTTTACAGCAGGTCAAATTAAACATAAAATGTTAAATGCCTTTATATTTATGACTGCTAAATCTAAAGCTTGTAAAAGAGATTATAAAATTAACTCAAGAGTAATATGAAAAATTAAAAAGTGAATTTAGTAAATCATTAAAAGGAAGAAGATTAACTCCTGAATGGAAAGCAAAAATATCTAAAACATTAACAGGAACTAAATTACCAGAATATGTTAAAAGAAAAATTAGCTTAGGAAATATGGGTAGAAAAGTTAGCGAAAAAAACAAATTAGCTACTACTCTTCGTAATATGGGTAATAAATATAGTCTTGGAAAAAAAGTATCATTAGAAACTAGGAAAAAAATATCTATAGCACATACTGGTAAAAAACTTACAGAAGAAACTAAAGCTAAAATTAAATATGCTAGACAATTTCAAGTATGCTCTGATGAACAAAGAAAAAATTATAGTAAAATATATTCAAATCTTATCTGGGTTAATAAAGACAATAAATCTAAAAGAGTTAATAAAGAATTGAAAAAAGATTATTTAAGTAATGGATATAAACTTGGTAGAAATATGTCTTATATGACAGGCGAAACTAGAAACTTATTATCTACAAAAAACAAAAGCCTATTGGCAAAGGAAGGTAGCATAGATGTCTTATATCGGACGTACACCTCAGAGTGGGAATTTTCAAGTTTGTGATACAATAGCAGTAGTTAATGACCAAGCTGCATACACTATGCAAGTTAGTTCTGTAGATGTAATTCCAGAAACAGCTAATCATATGCTGGTATCTTTAAATGGAATTTTACAAGCACCTACAAGTTCATACACAGTTAGTGGTTCTACAATTACCTTTGCTAGTAACCTTATTACTGGTGATGTAATTAACTTTATTCAGATACTAGGTTCAGTTTTAGATTTAGGTGTACCAAGTGATGGTACTGTTACACCAGCAAAATTATCTGGTGTTACTGAAGGAATTAAAGAAGCTGACCAATGGAGATTAACTGCAACTAAAACAGATGCCACAGATATTACAGCAAATTTAGAAAGAAATGATACTAATTTTTCTGTAATTGGTTCTGGAATGTCGGAAAGTTCAGGAATATTTACTTTTCCTCAAACTGGAATTTATTTAATTACAGCACAAGGTCGTTGGACTTCTAATGGCTCTGCTTCTTTATATATGGGACTTTTAATAAAAATGACGACAGATAATTCAAGTTATGTAAATGTTGCAACAGTTTATGATAGTGCATCTACAAATGCTTATGCAAATACTTATATAAATTCTATAGTAGATATAACTAATACTTCAACTCATAAACTTAAATTTACAAGAGATGCAGCTGGTACACAATCTCAACTTCAAGGTGATACAGATGCTAATCATACTGCATTTACATTTATTAGATTAGGAGACACATAGAATGGATTATTTACAAAACGCATTACAAACTTTTTAATGGTGGCAACTGGTATGGTTGGAAAAAATATAATGATGATGGAACTAAAATTCCTAACGACCAAAGAATGACTTACGCAAATATTGAAGTCATTAAAGATGGTGCAACAATACCTAGTGAAGCTGATGTTAATGCAAAGATACAAGAATTAAAAGATGCAGAAGCAGACGCAATAGCTAAAAAAGCATCTGGCAAACAAAAACTTTTAGACTTAGGTTTATCAGAAGAAGAAGTACAAGCATTGATAGGAGCATAATAATATGGCAATAACAACAATAAATAACAGAGCAATTAATAGAGCAGACACAGCTGCATCAGACTTTCAAGCTGTTGGTGGTGCTAACACTCCAGCTTTTCATGCAAAGTTAAGTAGTACCCAAACACCAAGTAATGATACTGAACAAAAAATAATGTTAATACAGAAGATTTTGAT